AGTACAACCACTGCACGAACGGAATGGCCGACGGTGCAGGTGACAGGAGGTTACAAAATGGCGATCAATCTTAAACGTAGCAGCGCACTGGCGAGCGATGGCGTAAAGCTGCTGGTGTATGGGCAGGCAGGCGCGGGCAAGACTTCACTTATCAAGACACTGCCGGATCCGGTGGTGTTGTCGGCAGAAGGTGGGCTGTTATCCATTGCAGATGCAGATGTCCCGTACATTGAAATTGGCTCGATGGATGACTTGCGCGAGGCTTACAAATGGCTGGAATCAAGCGCCGAAGCCAAGGATTTCAAGTCGGTGGCGCTGGATAGCATTTCCGAGGTGGCCGAAGTTGTGCTGGCGGCGGAAAAGAAATCCACCAAGGATGGTCGAGCTGCATACGGTGAAATGAACACCGTCATGACTGATCTGATCCGCGCATTCCGTGACCTGCCGGGCCGCCATGTTTACATGAGCGCCAAGCTGGAAAAGCTGCAAGACGAAATGGGCAAAGTGTTGTACGGGCCTTCTATGCCTGGCAAAACGCTGTCCCAAGGTTTGCCTTACTTTTTTGACGAAGTGCTGGCCTTGCGGGTAGAGAAGGATTCCGAAGGCAATAGCCAGCGCGCTTTGATGTGTGACAGTGACGGCGCATGGCTGGCAAAAGATAGGTCAGGAAAGCTGGCGCAGTGGGAAGCACCGGACCTCGGAACGATTATTAACAAGATCGGGGGCAAAGAATGAAGCACACACCGGGACCTTGGAGCATTGAAAAAACCGACTCTTATGGAGCAAGCGTTGTTGCCATCGCGCAGGTGGCATGGTGTGGGGCCAATTCAAGCTATGGGTCAATGGGTAATCAAAGCATTTCGGCAAGACAAGCAAAAGCAAATGCTCGTTTAATTGCCGCTGCGCCAGATATGTTAGACGCGCTGCTTACATTGATGGAAAACGCCGAAAACGTTGATGGATTGGGATTCAATATGTTTGCAGTCACAAAAGCTTGCCGCGCCATCGCCAAAGCAACTGGAGAAAACAAATGAACGATAACGATATCAATCTGCGCGACTATTTTGCGGGGCTGGCGCTGCGATATTTTCTGGAAACAACTACCGACCGCGATGCGGTACAGGCGAGCATGGAACGCGAAGAAATGGCCGCAGTGCAGGCTTACATGGCCGCCGATGCAATGATTGCCGCTAGAAAGGATTGATGATGACTGATAAAGAAAAAAACGTGTTTCAACTTGCTGACGCTTGGTTGCAAGCCAAAGAAGCCGAACGCATGGCGATTGAAGCCCGCCGCGCCGTTGAAGATCAACTAATCGGCCTGTTTCGTATCTCTGAGCAAATGGAGGGCACGTTTAACGCTAAGACTCAAACTGGCCACCAGATCAAGATTGTCGGGCGACTGACTCGCAAAGTTGATGCCGACAAGGTGCAGGAGCTGGCCGCAGAGCATGGCTTGACCGCGCACCTCGGGAACCTGTTTCGTTGGAAACCTGAAATCAATATGACGGCGTGGAAGGCCACCTCGCCGGAGATAACAGCAGTGCTGGCCGATGCTGTAACCGTGACGGCATCCCGTCCATCATTCAACATCACACTGGAGAACTAAAAATGGCATTCCTTGAACACGCAATCAACCTTGAAGACCTTCCCGAATCAACTAGCGATGGCGAGTTCAAGCCATTGCCCGCCGGGTGGTATAGCGCCATTATCAACACGGCAGAACTCAAGCCCACAAAAGATGGTACCGGACAAAAACTCTCTCTGCGTTTTGACGTGACCGGCCCAACGCACCAAGGGAGAGTAATTTGGGGAAATTTAAACATCAAAAATAATTCAGTCAAAGCCGAGGAAATTGGCCGCGCTCAACTTGGGGTCATTATGCGGGCGCTGGGCCTTAACCAAGTGACCGACACAGATCAACTAATAAACGGCGCTTTGCAGATCAAGCTGGAAGTTGTGGAAGCCACTGAGCAGTATAAAGCAAAAAACGAGATCAAGGCGTACAAAGCGGCAGAAGGCTCGATGCCTGCCGGTGCGGTGCCAACATTTGCCAAGCCTGTCGTAGCTAAGTCGGCTGGCGCGGCCCCCCCGTGGGCCAAGAAGTAACAGGCAAAAAGAAGCCCCTGCCCGCAAGGGCAGAGGCTAAGCATCACTTAGACAGGAGACTGCCTTGTCACAATACACCATTGAAGAGTTAATAGACAAGTTTCACGAAAATCAGCAGGAACCGCCTAGGCCACACATGGGCGCGTCAATACTTGGGCATCCTTGTGACCGTTGGTTATGGCTGTCATTCCGGTGGGCGGTTGTGGAGCAGTTTAAAGGGCGTATGTTGCGCCTGTTTCGCCGTGGACAAAACGAAGAAGCCCAGATTGTTCGCGATTTGCGGGCGATTGGCATAGATGTCCAGCGCACTGGCGCGCAGCAAAGCCGGGTAGATTTCGGCTGCCATGTGTCAGGCTCAATGGATGGGGTAGCAGAATCTGGCGTGCCATTCGGTGACGGCAAACAACACGTCCTTGAATTCAAAACCTATAACAAAAAGTCTTTCGACAAGCTCGAGGATGAGGGCGTACAAAAAACCAAGCCCATGCACTACGCTCAGATGCAGGTCTATATGCTTGGCACCGGCATTGATTGCGCGCTTTACGTAGCAGTTTGCAAAGACGACGACCGAATCTGGACGGAGCAAGTGCAGTTTGACAAAGACTTTGCGCAGCGATTGATCGATCGGGGCAAGCGCATTGCATTGTCCGACCGTATGCCCGAGCCGTTAAGCGCCGACCCGAGCTGGTATCAATGCAAGTTTTGTCCGGCGCATGAGTTTTGCCACAAAACTAAGATGACAAAAGAAGTGAACTGCCGGACCTGCATTCATAGTACAGCACAACCTGACAGCACTTTTACTTGTGCACGCCATGAAAACGATGTTATTCCTGTGGATTGGCAGCGCCAAGGATGCGGGCGACACGCCCTGCATCCTGACCTAGTGCCTTGGCAGATGTCCGAGCCAGCCGACGAATGGACGCCGGTTTATGTAATTGACGGCAAGCCTGTAGCCAACGGCGAGCCAAACGAAAACACGTTTAGCAGCAAAGAGATTTTGGCGAATCCTAAAACTTGCGCGAATCCTGACGAATTCATTCAGGCAATTCGCAAGGATGGCGGGAGGGTTACTGGGTGAAACTCCGCGATTACCAACAACGCAGCATCGAACAGCTTTATGCCTGGTTTCGAGCCGGTAACGCTGGCAATCCTTGCCTAGTGTTGCCAACCGGATCGGGAAAAAGCCATATCGTAGCGGCATTGTGTAAAGAAGCCCTGCAAAGTTGGCCGGATACTCGGGTTTTGATGCTCACTCATGTCAAGGAGCTGATCGAGCAGAACGCCGAGAAAATGCGCCAGCACTGGCCCGGTGCGCCGATGGGAATTTACTCCGCCAGTATTGGGCGGCGTGACCTTGGAGAACCGATCACGTTTGCCGGTATCCAGTCGGTGCGGGACAAAGCCGATTTGTTGGGGCATCAAGATTTAGTTTTGATTGACGAATGCCACCTCGTGAATCACAAGGAGGAAGGCGGTTATCGGACACTGCTGGCCGATCTACAAGAAATCAATCCGGCGCTGCGTGTGGTTGGTTTGACTGCCACCCCGTACCGTCTCGGGCATGGCCTGATTACCGATGCACCGGCAATCTTTGCCGATCTCATAGAGCCAGTAAGCATTGAAGAGTTGGTATTCCGTGGCTATCTGTCAAAACTGCGTAGCAAAGTGACAGGGGCCCGGCTTGATGTGTCTGGCGTCAAGAAGCGCGGCGGCGAGTATATCGAGGCCGATTTACAGCGCGCCGTTGATACCGCCGACCAGAATGACGCCGTGGTGCGCGAGGTAATCGCCAGAGCAGGTGATCGCAAGGCATGGTTGTTTTTCTGCACTGGCGTTGCACACGCGCAACACATCTGCAACACATTGCAGGCTTACGGCATCGCAGCGGCGTGCGTGACTGGCGACACGCCAAAGGCTGAAAGAGCGGAGATT